TTATCTGATTGTGTAATAGCTCTTGAAAGAAATCAGCAAAGCGATGACGAGCTGGTGTCCAGGACAACACGATTAAGAATATTAAAGTCAAGGTATACAGGGGACGTAGGCCTGGCTACCAATTTAATTTATGACACAGAAACAGGAAGATTACATGAACAAGATTTATCTGAGCTTGAACCAGATGACCAGGAGTTGCTATTGTGAAATTAGTTTTTGATATTGAAACTGACGATATTAAAGCAACAAAGATATGGTGTATAGTTACAATAGACGAAAACAACAACACAAAAACTTTTGACCCTGACCAGATAGAAGAAGGCATTGAATATTTAAAACAAGCTGACACACTTATAGGTCATAACATCCTGGGCTTTGATATACCAGTTATAAAAAACCTATACAACGTAGACCTCTATGATAAGAACATAATTGATACTCTTGTCATATCAAGACTTATAAATCCTAATAAAGAAAAAGGCCACAGCTTACAGAACTGGGGTTTTATTTTAGGACAGAACAAAGGCACACCACCAGAAGACTTTACTATCTACAGTAAAGAAATGCTTGACTATTGTGTATTGGATGTTCAGTTAAACAAAAAACTTTATCATCATTTACAACAACACGTAAAAGGTTTCTCTCAAGAATGTGTAGACCTGGAGCATTCTGTTTTTAAAATTATAGCTCAACAAAGGAAAGACGGCTTCAGCTTCGATATGCAAAAAGCTATGTCTCTACTTAGTAAGTTAGTGTCAAGACGGAAGGAAGTTGAAGACGAAGTGCATGAAACGTTTAAGCCTAAGTGGGTAGATGTAAAAGAAGTTGAACCACGTTTAAAAAAAGACGGCACGTTATCTAAGCAAGGACTGACTGAGCATGAGTACAATAATCTATTAGAAAAGTTTGCAGATGTACCCATGCCAAAAGATTATAAGTTTATAAGAAAACAATTAGTAGAATTTAATTTAGGTAGTAGAAAACAAATCGGAGAATACTTAATAGATTTTGGATGGAAGCCTGAAAGGTTTACACCAACAGGACAGCCTATCGTAGACGAAGGCACATTGAAAAAAATAACACACATACACGAAGCTAATTTGATAGCTGAGTATTTACTGTTACAGAAAAGAATTGCACAGATACAGTCCTGGATAGATGCTGTTGAAGATGACGGCAGGGTTCATGGTTATGTAATTAGTAACGGTGCAATTACTGGAAGAATGACACACAACAATCCCAACATGGCTCAAGTTCCTAGCATACATAATGTATACGGAACGGAGTGTCGTGAATGTTGGACTGTTGAAGAAGGCAACAGACTTGTAGGTATAGATGCAAGTCAGTTAGAGCTTAGATTATTAGCACACTATATGGCAGATAAGGAGTACATTAATGAAATATTACATGGAGATATTCACACAGCTAACCAAAAACTTGCTGGACTTGAATCAAGAGACCAGGCAAAAACTTTCATCTATGCCCTCATATACGGAGCAGGAGACGAAAAGATTGGCAAAATCATTGGAGGAAGTAGAAAAGAAGGTAAAGGAATGCGAGAGTCTTTTCTCAGTAGTCTCCCATCATTTAACAATCTTAAAAACAGAGTTGAATCAGCAACAAGGAAAGGATTTTTAAAAGGCCTGGACGGTAGGAAGATAAGACTTAGACATAAACATGCTGCTTTAAATACGTTATTACAATGTGGAGGAGCAGTAGTAATGAAGAGAGCTTTAGTAAAATTAGTTGACTTACTAGAGTTAAACACAATCAACTATAAAATTGTGGCTAATGTCCACGATGAATGGCAGATAGAAACCCCAGAGAAAACAGCAGTCTTTGTGGGTGAGATGGGAATAAAATCAATAAGAGAAACTGCTGATTACTATAATATGAGGTGTCCCTTAGATGCTGAGTATAAGGTAGGAGGGAACTGGAGTGAAACCCACTAAGAAAGACCAAAAGAAATTTGACCTGGACTTAAAATATGGAGAGATAAGAGAGGACAAAATCAGAGATATGTTGGAGAACAAAAAGATAGAAGTTAAATCTGAAAGAGGTAGATGGATGGAGACAGGAAACATCTGTATAGAATATGAGTCCTGGGGAAAACCATCTGGTATACGAGCAACGGAGTCAGACTATTGGTTTCATAATCTTTGTGTTGGCGATAAAGAATTTTGTACTATCGTTTTTGATACAGAGATGTTAAAGTTAATAGTAGACGAACTGGATAGCTTTAAAACAGTAGCAGGTGGAGACCACAATGCTAGCAGAATGTTTTTAGTTAATCTTCAAAAACTTTTTTCTACAGATGTTATCAAAGCATTTAAAGAAGAACTCACAAAGGAACAAAAAAATGACAACTAAAACTGAAGAGCCTATCGACAAATCGCAAAGTCAGGTGTATAATAATAAGTTCACATCGGAAGCTGGACATTGGTATGACAGAGAGGGGTCGCCAGCTTACACCATCATAGGTGCAAACGGTAAAGAAAGAAACACAACATTAAGAGATGCTAAGAAAGAAGGGCTAGTACCTTCTGTAACTACGATTCTTAATATTGTAGCTAAACCTTCATTAGAAAACTGGAAAATAAATAAAGCTCTTGAAGCCTCCATTGAATTACAACAAGGCGAGGACGAGTCAAACGAAGACTTTATTTACAGATGCAAGACTGCTCAAAGAGACATAGGTCAAACGGCAGCAGCCCAGGGTACTAAGATACATGCTCTAATTGAAAGAGGATTTGAAGGTAAGTCAAATAACAAATCGTACCGTGCCGTAAAGAAAATTTTAGACAAGCACTTCCCAAAAGAGGAATGGATTGCTGAGGATTCTTTTTGCTCAGATTTAGGGTATGGTGGTAAGATAGACTTATATTCTAAGTCAGGTATCTTTGTGGATTTTAAAACCAAAGACGGCTTGGAAGGTAAAGACCCAGCAAGATTAGTATATGATGAGCATGGTATGCAGTTATCAGCTTATGCACAGGGCTGTGGCTTTGCTAGCCCTCAACGTGTATCTGTATTTGTTGACAGAGAACAAACAGATTTAGCACTAGCACATATCTGGGACGAAGACTCACATATAAAACATGTAGAAATGTTTAACAGTTTATTAAGTTATTGGAAGTTAGTTAAGAATTACGACTCATCAACAATATGAATGCACAACAAGCTAAAGCTATACGAAAGAAAAGCTATCAAATTTTATATGATTGGATAAGGTTTGAATGTTTATCTGAAGAAGAAAGAAAGACAATGAAACCTATTGTCGATAGTGAAGTGAAGAAAGATATGATGACAATGATACCTAAACAAACTCATTACTTTAATCAAAAGACTTTATACTTATCTGCCTGGAGTTTGAAGTGGGTACAAAAGAAACTTAAAAATCTAATAAAGAAAGGACATAAGTTAGAAGATATAGACTATACTTTATTATTAGAAAAGAAAGAAGAACCTATTGCTGGGCTAGGAGTTAATACAGGAATAAAATTCTAATGGCTAATTGTAAATTTCAAGAAGATAAAATACTAAAAGACATAGAGACTTATATCTGGGAAACATACAATCAACATTATGCTAACGGTAAATATCAAGCTACTGATATGATAATAGACTCAGGACATGGCGAAGGTTTTTGTCTGGGTAATATAATGAAGTATGCCATGAGATGTGGTAAGAAAGATGAAAGAGAAAAAGAGCTATTTAAAATTATACATTATGCAATAATAGCTATATATGTAGAGAGGAACAATGGAAGATAAAGTGGGGAAGAAACCTTATTTAGGTATAACAATAGATTATGATAAAGAAAAAGAGTTTGATAAATTTAGTTTAGATACTTTAAAAGATAGATATTTATGGGATAATGAAACACATGCACAAGAAGCATTCGCAAGAGCCTCCATCTTCGGAGCAACATACAAAGGTGAAGTGGATTTTGAATTGGCTCAAAGACTTTACACTTATTGTTCCTCTCGTTGGTTCATGTTCAGCACTCCTATTCTTAGCAACGGAGGCACTACACGTGGGCTACCTATCAGTTGTTTTCTTAATTATGTACCTGACAGTAGGGATGGTCTTTCTGCTCATTATGATGAAAATATATGGCTCGCAAGCTCAGGTGGAGGGATTGGTGGA